CGGCACGACTCGTCCTGACGCTCTTGCTCGGGCTGCCAATGGATCAATTGTGGCTGGCAACCCAAATGATGTGGCACCTCTTCAGATGCAGAAGCAGGCTGACCTTACGGTTGCCCTGAACACTATTGCTCGTATTGAACAGCGTCTTAGTTTTGCGTTCCTGCTGAACAGTGCAATTCAAGCTGGTACCTCTGGTCGTGACCGAGTGACAGCGGAAGAGATCAAAATGGTTGCACAAGAGCTGGAATCAGGATTGGGGGGCATTTACAGCATCCTGAGCGTTGAACTACAGCTGCCTCTTGTGAACCGCAAGATGGCTCTCATGGAGCGTCAGGGGCGTCTTCCGAAGCTTCCTAAAGATGTAGTGAAGCCTCAGATTACAACTGGTCTAGATGCTCTGGGACGTGGTAACGACAAGGCCAAGCTGATCGAGTTCCTGCAAACCATCGCTGGTACTCTCGGTCCTGAGACCATGGCTAAGTACGTTAATAGCCGTGAGTTGATCATTCGTCTTGCAGCTTCTGACGGTCTTGATACCTACAAACTCATTAAGAGTGAGGAAGATCTCATGGCTGAAGAGCAACAAACAGCTATGATGATGCAGCAACAAATGGCTCAGCAAGATCCTAATAACGATCCTGCTAAACAAGCCGCACTCGTTAAAGCTGAAAATGACTCAATCAGGGCAAGTCAAGAAATCGGTGGAGCCCCTGGAGGCTTCTGAGGTTAAAGCAGCTCCTAAGCCTAAGTCCAAGATGGACGCGCTTATTGAGCAACTGAAAGCTGAAAAGCCTGAAGTGTATCAACAGTACGTTGCTGCTGCAAAAGCCAAGCGTCCTGTCTGGATTTATCCTGATATGACCGTTCGTATTGGTTGATCATGGAAGTTATTGCTGATAACTTTTTGGGCCAGCAAACTGGTCCTTATAACGAACAGGATCTTCAAACTCTTCAAGAGTCTGAACAGCAAGAGCAACAAGAAGAACTGATTGGTGGAAAGTTTCGTTCCGCTGATGATCTTCTGAAGGCTTACCAAGAGCTTGAGAAAAAGTTTAGTAATCGTTCTGGTTACGAAACTGCTGATGATCAAGACACTGCTGAACCTGAAGAGCAGCAACCTGAAGAGGTTTATCTGTCTCAAGAGGAAGAGCAGACCATTATGGAAAGTATTGGAGGTCAAGAAAACTTCCAATCAGTTCAGAAGTGGGCTCAAGAGAATCTTGATCAGAACGAGCTTGAGGCTTACAACCGTGAAGTGAACAGCGGGGACTACTACCGTGCTCGTAACGCTCTTCAATCGCTGTACTACGCCTACCAAGACTCTGAAGGTTTTGAGAGTCAACTGATGGGTGGAAAGCTTTCTGCTAACAGCAGCGATGTGTTCCGCTCTAGCCAAGAAGTGATGGCTGCCATGAGCGATCCTCGGTATTTGCAGGACCCTGCTTATACCCAAGATGTTCAGGACAAACTCATTCGTAGTGAAGTTCTAGGCCCAAGGGGTTAGTATTTCATTAGCGAACGTAAACATTGTTGCCGCTGAGGCGATAACAACAGTGAAAGCGAGCGCAGTTAAACATTCCTACCTCCTAACAAACGATGCCTGACTTTGCATCTCTTGGCCGGTTGGGTGGACTTAATGGCGTTCAATATAACGCTGGTTCCGCCTCCGGTAACTATGAGCGTGAAAACGCTAACTTCCTTAAAATCTTCAGTGGGGAAGTTCTGACTACGTTCAATCGTGAGACGATCTTCAAAGATCTGACCATGAAGCGGACGATCTCTTCGGGCAAATCTGCAAGCTTCCCGATCACGGGCCGTTTCTCTAGTCGTTACCACCGCCCTGGTGATTTCATCACTGGTCAAGGTAACAAAGGCATGATCGGCGAAAAGATCATCACCATCGATGACCTGCTGATTGCTGATGCTTCGATCTACGATCTTGATGAAGCCAAACTTCACTGGGACGTGCGGAGCATCTACTCCACTGAACTCGGTCGCGCTCTGGCCCGTGCTTACGATCAGCGCCTTGCTCGTACTTTGCTGGCTGCTTCTGAGTCTGACGGTCGGGTGAAGGATTGGGATTCCAAGCGATTCCAATTGAACGGCGGTACCTATGTTTCGGCTACTTCTGGTGTGGTGACTCTGAGCGCCAACTTCCAGACCGCTGAACTCGGCTTCTTTGCCGTGGGTGAAGTGATCTACGGTGAGACCTCCGGTGCTTACGGTGTGATCACCACTGCTCCTACCAACGGTGCAGCTACTTTCGGTATCAACCCCCTGGGTGCTATTGGTACTGGCTCTAACGCAACCTTTACTGTGGGCGAGCGTCTGTTCGTTCTGAACGCTCTGCCTGGTGGTACCTCGTTCACCGGTATCGACCTGAACGGTGCTGCTGACCGTAACGCTCGCGGTGACCTGATCGTTGAGAACCTGTTCAAGGCTTGCCAAGTCCTGGACGAGAAGGATGCTCCTAAGGAAGGTCGTGTGGTCGTTCTGACCCCTGGCGCTTACTATGACGTGCTGAATAGCGACCGTGCTATCAACACCGATTGGAACGGCGGTAGCGGCGTCAACGGCACCATCGCAGGCAACAAGGTTGCTTCTGTGGCTGGTTTCCGTCTGATGACCTCCAACCACCTGGGCATCAATGGTTACACCAACGGCCAGACCTATGTGGGTCTGAACAACCAGTCGGCTGTGACCCGTGGTGAGCGTCCTAACTACGTCAATGGCCGTGACGGCTCTGACGGTCAGGCTGCTGCTGGTACCTACGATTACTACCAGGATGAGCAGGGTAACACCAGCTCCATCGCTAACTGCTTCGGTCTGTGCTTCACCAAGGAAGCTGTGGGTACTGTGGCTCTGAAGGACGTCTCGATGCAGATGACCGGTTCGGAGTACAAGGCCATGACCCAAAGCACCATGATGGTCGCTAGCTATGCCGTGGGTCACGGTATCCTGCGCCCTGAGTGCTGCGTCAGCCTGCTGAGCGATGGTAACCCGTACTAAGTCATATACTTATTAATCCGGGTTAGCTTCTAGTTAATTACCAATACAATGGGGGGAGGCAGAAATGTTTCCCCCTTTTTGTTGTAATAATGGCGACAAGTAAACTCAGTGCAGTTAACACTTTGCTTGCCATTATTGGCGAAGCTCCTGTTAACTCTCTTAACCCCCCTCTAGTGGGCGATGTAGCTCTTGCAGAGAGTACCTTGGATGAAGTCAGCCGAGAGGTTCAAGGTGCTGGCTGGTCTTGGAACACGATGTTGTATGACTCCATTCCTCTGGACGCTTCTACAGGCCAGTCCCAGCTTCCTAGCAACACCTTGGCTGTACGATTCAATCCGTTGTCGTACCCGTCTCAAAGGTTTGTTCTTCGCGGTCTGCGGCTTTTTGATCGCGTTAAGAATACATACGATTTGAGGGGGAGCCTTGGTGTAGCTGTAACTGGTAACACCAGTGATCTTGTTGCTGAGATTATTGAAGAGCTTGATTGGGACAGTATTCCTGAAACGGGTCGTCGCTACATCATGATCCGAGCAGCACGGATGTTTTCTAACCGTGCAATGACTTCCTCCAGTATTGAAGCTTATACAGCGGAAGACGAGAAGAACGCTCTTCAAACGCTGAAGCGTACTGAGGACATGGCTCAGAACTACAACTACATCAGTGGTCCTGATGATATGTACGGTGGCCGTGTGATGACTGTGTTTGCCCCTGACATTCTTGATCGCTGATGTCTAAAGAACTTATTAGCCAAGTCATTACACCTCTTAACAAAGGCGTTAACCAACAGGCTGACAGTCTTGTACTGCCTGGCTTTGCAAAGGTTCTTGAGAACGGCGTGTGTGACCTTGTAGAAGGTCTTAAGAAACGTCTTGGTTCTGTACCTGTAAAGCGCATTGATACGCTTACCAAGAACGCTGGTGGAGCCACTCTTGTAAACCCTATTAAGTGGGACGAGGCTTGGTACTTTATCTACAACCGTAGTAGCACTGAACGGTTTGTTCTGATTGCTGCTGACGATAGCCGTACCATTACTCGTACAGCAAACACTACTAGCGGGTCTTCCGTTGTTAGCAGTGTTAGCGGTTCGATGACTACAGACCTTTATGTAGGAGCTTCTGTCAGTGGTTCTGGTATTCCTACTGGTACTGTTATCGCTGCCATTGATACTGCTGGAGCAAAGCTTACGCTGAGTAAGAACGCTACAGCTACAGCCACTGGTGTCACTTTAACCATTGCTTCTAGCAACACGTTTGTTGCAGGTATTGCAAACGTAGAAGAGCTGTCTGGTACAGAGCTGAACGTTGTTCCTGTTGAGCAAATTTTTGCCAACATCACCACGACAAATCTTGGATATCTTCGTGGTGCTGGAAAGGCTCGTGATCGGTTTAGAGCTACCTCGTTCCAGGACTATGTGTTTATTACAAACACTCAAAAGGTAGCTCTTTACGACAGCACTGAGACTCTTACAAGGTTTAACGTCGGTCTTGTTAGCTCTGCCTATAGACCCATCAAAGGTCAGGTCTGGGTCAAACTGGTTGACTACGACACGATGTACGAGGTTCGTGTTGAGCTAGACGATGGTGACATTATTATTGGTCACTATTTAACCCCCTCTCTTACTGACAGCAGTGGTAACACTAACGTT